TTATTTCTTAGTATTTGTTTTTATTTCGCTTTCCGCTCTCATTCCCTCACCTGAAACAGGGTGAGGGGCTGTTATGTTCCCGATCTGATCCGCCACGATGCGGCTTGTCTCGATACCGAGGCGGCGCCTATCGATACCACGGGTGTATATTTCTGCGGTTGCGAGGTTGGTCCAACCATACTGGGCGAGCAGGTGATGCGACGCTGCGCCACCTTCGGCGGCAAGGGTCGCGCTGAGCTTTCGCAGACCGTGAGCGGACTTATAGACCTTCGCCTCGTTGCACTGGTCCCGAAACCAATTCCCGAAACTTTCCTTAACGAATGGCTTCCCGCGGGAAGTCTCGACCAGGTGCAGGCCTTTGCGAGGTGTGGCATTAATGACGGTGATCAGATCGTCGGAAAGTTCTACGGTGATCCGCGCGCCTGTCTTCTCTGTATCCATGGAAAGGATCTTGCCGCTGATGTGCTGGCGACCGGCCCTTACAAGATCCGATCGACGTAGGCCCGCCAAGAGCATAAGCTCCATCGCGAGCCGCGCGGTCGTGCCGATTTCGTATTTCTGACGGAACGCCTTAACCTCGTCCATGGTCCAAGCCGGAAAGCCACCCTTCTTATAGTCCGGGGCTTCCACGCCAAGCGATGGATCCACGGCCACCAGCCGCATCTTCTTTGCCCAGCCAAACATGCCGCGCATCACCTTGAGGAAATTCCCGGCCTGCGCCGGCGTCTCGTGACGCTTATCAACGCCTTCTTGAATGACGTCCTGGGTGACGACTTTTAGCGATGACTTTGAAGCGGTTTTGAGCACCTTCGCCATGATCAGCCGTTGCTGCTTTTGGGTAGCGGCGCTGTATCCTGCCCACTTCGCGCTCTCCGTCGTATATCGCTCCCACAGCCAGCCCAGAGTACCTTCGTGCGTCGTCTCCACGTTCACCGGTGAACCGTTCAGCGCAGCCATGTACGCCGCTTTGAACTCAGGATCGTTGGGATTGGGCAGGCGGATCCGCTTCCCTTTTCCAAGACGAAAATAAAAGACCCACTTGTTATGGCGGGTCTTCTGCTTGTGCACATGTGGGTAAAGTTTTCTCGGCATGCCCGAGATATCACAGTACGGGACGCGAGTAGTCAATTCCCTTCCCCTTTTCGTTCTCTGAACTCGGTATGACGGTGATGACGGTATCGCCGACCTTTATCTCGATCCGACAGCCTGAATTGTTGGCAACCTCGGCGGCCCGCATCATGTCCTGCTTCCTCAAAATTGCTGGCTGGGTCATGCGACGTTCCCCGCAAGGAGATTGAATAGTGAAGATTGATTACGCTCAATGCGGGACCATGCCTTTGGGTTGATCCAAAGGACTTCGATGCGGGCCTTGGCGCCATCCGTATGGGCTTTTGTCTCGACGCGGTGCCAGCCAATCATTGCCTTGTCGTAAAGATCAGAAGGATAACCAGAGATAACGACCATCGCGCTCGAGGCGTCGATCGCGGCCAAAAGCGCCGAGTGATCAGCGTCGGTCATCTCATGAGTGTAGTACTTGCCGCTGCGCGTTTCGGAAACGTATGGAGGATCGAGGTAGATCAAGGCGTCGTCGCGGTCATATCGGGTGATGAGCTGCTTGGCGTCGCAGTTTTCAATCAGAACGTGAAGGAAGCGACCAGCTACTAGAGCAACCTGGTCAGGGAGATCGGCAAGAGAACGGAGCCTCGATGTGAATCCATCCGGATTTGTTCTCGCGTCAAATCCCGATTTTGCCAATGCACCTTTTGAATTCATTCCCATAAAGGATCTGACGATGAAGCGACGGGTCGCTTCAAGCTCGTCGTCTACAGGCTCGTAAAGACCCCTGTATTCGTCTCTGGCGTAGGGCGTAAGCGCAATCGCCCGTGTGAGTTCGTCGCTTTGGTCTCGGATAATTCTGAACATCCGCACGAGGTCTTGATCGAGATCGTTGTAGATCTCGGACAGTGCACGTGGCTTTTGCAGAAGCACGGATGCTGCGCCACCGAAAGGCTCGACGTACACTTTATGAGGTGGGAAGTGGTCAATTACCCAGGGGGCAATTCGCCACTTGCCGCCGTGCCAGCGCAAGATTGGTCTCGTGGGACTCATGCGCTCACCTCGCTGTCACTGTCACCTGCGAAAACCTCCGCACAGCGCATCCGGCACGCTTCCTCGCGGCGCATCGCGTTACGTTTCCTCGTGACCATCTCCAGATGCTTCGGATCTGGATTGACGCAAAGCCGGTTCCGGCACTTATGATCAAGCTCTTTTTTGCCTGGAATATATCCGTGCTCGTTGGTCCACATCGCGATGTGAACCGCTACGGTCTGACCGCCGAGTGACATGCGAGGGTAGCCGTGGCCGCGCCCGCTGGCGCCCGACGTTGGGCCGGTCCAGAGCCAGCAGCCCGTGACCGGATCAATGCTGACACGGCTCATGATCTTTTCGCGGATAGACTGACGGCGGCTCATTATGCAGCGCCCATCTGTCGCTGCTGTTGCGACTTCCATTTCACATATTCGATGAAGGACATGCTTCCGTCATAGTCGAGCCACGCCTGATAGCGCTGCTGCCCGCGCGTGAGCTTGGGCGGCGCTGGGCTATGATCCAAAACTGCGCGTTTTCCGGCTTCGGTAACCCAGAAAGCATCATCGCCGCCGGCAAGTGGATGGTTCTTGCGGATACCCATGTATCCAGCCTCGACGAGCGCTACGCAATCGGCATGATCCGCGCTGCCCTCACCGGTCACGAAATGGTTGCGATAGAACGTACCTCGTCCGTATTCGTCGAGGCCAAGGGAATGTTGCAGGATGTGTAGCTCCTTAGAATCCATCGGCGCTATCCTCCTGCTTTGAGGGAGACGCGTACTTCCTTGCCCTCGCTACGATCAGCATTTCCTTTTGGAACTGCTCTCTCGATATCCTTCCCGCCCGGAAATCCTCTCGGATATTTGCCTCGGCGTCATTGATCATCTCTGGTGTTGGGTTATCGCTCATCCGTCAGCCCTCCTGCTTTGCGGGTGCTTCTGGATCGAAGCCGGGAAGCGGGCCGCGTCCATGACGGGTCGAGCGTTTGGCGCGAATGCGGGCTATCGTTTCTGGGCGTTGAAGCTTTTCCAGATCAGCCTCGGCGCATTCCGAAAGGTCATATCCTGCGACAACGCAGAGCGATGCAAGCGTCAACATGGCGGCCCCGATCTCTTTGGCAGGTTCGCCCTTGGCTCGACTCCATGTGTAGCGCACAAGCTCGATAGCATCTTCCTCTGTCATCCCGAACGCTTGAACCGTCTCTCCTGCTTCTTCCCAGAACCGGGCGCGGCGCTCTTCAACATCTGTGGGGTCGTCGTGAAATAAGGCGCGGTGTGCGGCTTCAACACGCTGCTGAAACCCCGCCACGTCCTGCACCTGTGCGGCGAGGGCGGCATAAGCGGCTCTGGCGCGGCGTAAGTCGCCAACGGTGATATTGTCGTTGAACGACTTCTCCCCGTCATCAATATCCTGTCCGTCATATATATCGGCATCAGTAGCGAACGGCTCCAAAGCCTTCACGGCCACGGATGGCGCGGACTGTTGCGCGCGCTCAAAAACCGGGAAAGCGCGTGGATCGTCTTTGTTGCTTATCCACATCGCACCGAATGGTATGTTCTGGACGAACGTCTCCTCGCCGTGCCTTAGCCAGGCCACCGGCTGCGCATCGGTCGGTGCGTCGTTTCTTGCTACAACGCCATCCTCGTATCCGCGCCGATATGTAGCCGCGCGCCGACGTTTTTCCCGATTGAGTTTCGAACCCGCGCTGCTCATTCGCCGATCCTCCGCAAATGATGGTAGGTTTCAAGGAAGGCCTCGGCAGCCGCGTGCGGATTCTCCCATGGAAAAATCTCGGCGTCGAATGGCTGGATGCCGTTGAGCATGCCCCACTTTTCGCCACGGGTCGGCATCAGGTCGCGCTGCTCTGTCGCCAACATCCGCAAATCAAGATGCTTAATGTAAGTATGGTCGGGAACGGTAATCCCGAACCGCGCAAGACCAGCGCTCTCGCATCGCTTCTCAATCCGCTTGTAATCCGGGCATTGTGACTTAAGTGGCGCGTTCATATCGCCACAGGTTGCCTCGCCAACCTCATGCAACAAGGCTGCCAGCTTGTGACCTGGTTCGGCATGGCCCGCCATCACGACGCAATGTTGTGATATCGGATAGTACACGCGCTTTCCGGTACGACGGCTGACGCAATGACCGGTGAAGCGAGACTGGAAAGACAGGCTGTAGGCCACGTCCTCGATCGTCAGTTCTGCGGCCTCCGGATTGTCGAAGTCAAAATAGGTTCCTGATCCAAGAAGGATTGTCGGTCCTATGATGCGGTGAACAGGTGCAGTTAGCTCAGTCATCAGGAAACCCTCATAGGCATGACGATGTAGTCCTCGTCGGCGTCGCCATCCGGCGTGATGTGACCCGGCGCGCCCGGATCCGTGCCGTAGAGGCGAAACGATGTGGTTGAAATGCTGGACAGGGTCTCGTTGAAAAACACCCCGTTGAACCCGCGCAGATGGCTTTCGCCGTCGAATTCAATATCTACATTCTCCACGGCGCTCTGGCCTGTCGTCGTCGCCAGCTCGATCTGCATTGAGCCTTCGGAGATGCCGAGCTTGATCGCCTCGCGCGTCGTATCGCCAGCAATGACGCAGGCGCGGGTTATCGCCTTGCTGATTGATTCTCGGTCTGCGCGCAGGAACACGCGGTCCCGGCTGGGAACGATGCGACGATAGTCCGGAAACGTTCCGTCGATGAGCTTTGACACGAGCTTGATATCCTCGCACTCAATGACGAGTTTTCTATCGTTAACGTAGAAAGAGCATATTGCCTTGCTGTGGCCCATCAGCTTGCGGATCGCCTGAACCGTCTTCGTAGGGACGATGGGCGGCTCGAAACTGGTCAATTCGTTTGGAGAAATGCGCGATACAGCCATTTTCAGGCCATTCGTAGCGACGATCGCGAGCTTCCCGCTCTCCAACCCCTCAATGAAAGCACCCATGAGGTATGGGCGATCCTTCATGGTGGTGTTGATGGCGTAGGTCACCTTGCCGAGAGCATCGGTCAGGAGATTTGCATGGACCGTGAATGCCAGTGGCGGCCTATCCGAGCCGATAGACGGGAAATCTGATACCGGCAGGGTGTGGAGGTTATAGCGTGACCTCCCGCCGCTGATCGCCACCTGTCCCGGAAATTTTCCAGGTGCTAGGGTGATTTCGGCAGACTCCGGCATATTCTTGACGATCCGATAAAACTCATCTGCCGAAATCGTAAGCCCATCACTGGCGGACGCCTCCAACAGCTCGCAATGCGTCTCGATCTCCAGATCAAGATTTGTCCCGCGCAACAGCAGGCGATCGCCATCGGGCTGTAAAAGCACGTTTGTGAGGATCGGAATGCTGTCCTTTGTCGGGACCGCTTCGTTGACCGCAGCAAGCGCCACCAGAAGCTCGGACCGATGCGCGCGGAAATAGATTGCTTCTTTGCTCATGGCGCCCTCAGTTCCGTTTTCCGGTGATGAGGTCGGCAATCGCCCGCTCGTGGGAGGGGGGGGCAAGATCAAAATGGCGCGACAGGATATCCATCGCCTCATCAACATTGCCTTCTGCCATGCGGCGATAGGCCTGCCCGACGTGATACAGGTCGCTATTGTCGAGCTTGTTCAGTTTGTCGTAGGCATCGACGATGTCGTCTTCGTCGAGGTCGCCGATTTCGACTTCCACCTTCGCATTGAACGTAAGGTCGGCCAGGCTCTCCGCCTCAAGGCTGTGTTCCTTCAGCCATGCCAGAACGCGGTCATCGTTGTTGTCGTTTGCGAAATCGATGGTGACTTCCTGATTTACCTGCATTGACGGCTCTCCAGAATCTTTGCGTACATGCTGGGGCAGGGCAGAGTGATGCTGCTGCCGAAGCGACGGATGACGACGGTGGTGAAATCGAAACGGGCCTCGCTCCATGTCTTGCCGTAGAGCGGGGCCGCGAGGCCAAGCTCCCGGCATCGCTCGGTGACGCGCTTGACGCCTGCGCCGTAATGATCGGCAATCTGGGTGCGGCCCATGCCGCGCTGAATGCATTGAGCGAGCATAACGGGCGACGGCAACTTTCTGCCGCCGAGCTTATCGGTGTGCCGCATGGTGGACACTCCTTTCGTGGATGTTCAGGGATTTAAGAAGGTTGCGGCTATCCGCCCACTTGGCGTGGCCGACCCACGCAGCAAGAAACTTTTCCAGCCGCTGATGATCGCCGCCGGCGCGATAGGCGCGGATCTTGCGCTTTGCCCGCGCGACACTGTCGCGGCGCAACAGCTTGTGCGTCGGCCAGATGCGATAACCGACGAAGTTGGCGCCTCGGCTGGCTGGCTGGATGCTCCATTTGGAGAACCGGAGGCCAAGCCGCTCGCGTGACAGATCCTCGATCGAGGCGCGCACCTTGCGCAGGTGTTCAGACGAATGTCCGAGAACGACGATATCGTCCATGTAGCGATACCAGTGGCGCTCGCCGAGATCCTGCTGCAAATGCCGGTCGACGACACCGCCATAGATGTTGGCGAAGATCTGGGAAAGCAGGTTGCCGATCGGCAGGCCGATACCGTCACGCGGCAGCATGGTCTCGATCAGGCGCAGCGTGGCGCGGCAGGGAATCTTCGCCTCGATCAGCTGCCACAGCGCGCCGCGCTCGATGCTGGCAAAGTACCGGGAAAAATCTGTCTTGAGGATATAGAGAGGCGCACCGTCACGCGTGAGCCTGCGCATGTCCGACTGCATAGCCTTTGCCGCAGCGTGAGTGCCCTTGCCCGGACGGCAGGCGTAACTACCCGGTAAAAGCGTTGCCTCGAATATCGGTTCGATGATGGCGCACAGCGCATGCTGGGCAACGCGATCCTCAAAGGGCAGCGCCGAAATCATCCGCTCCTTCGGATCGAATATCTTGAAATCGTGTGGCTTACCGGGACGGTAGGAACCGTCGCGCATGGCTGTCGCCAGATCCTCCAGATTGAGGATCGAAAATTCGTTGAACTCCAGAAATCCTGTCGACAGACGCTTGCCGTTGGCTGTGCGGCGCAGGGCATGACGCATGTTGGCGTCTGATGTTATCTGGCCGATAAGGTTCCGGTACTTCTTTCCCATGATAACCACTCCGGATTGCCGGTCGCGGGTTTCGACAGTGCGTGCACCGCTACTCCCCGCTGTACCGGACCCTGCTATGTGTTCGCCGAAGCCGGACGGACGGGCCGACCACCTTAGCGGCTGGGCATCGTTCGCCGTGCCGCCCGTGGAAGATGACCGGCGTGACCGTGATCGCCGCCGAGTCGTGAATAGGTCGTCGCTCGCGCCGCGCGCCCCGATGTTCTCGTTCGAGTTCTCGGGCCAGTAGTCCAAGTTCGCGTACCGGGAGCCGGCGTTCTCGCCGTTGATCCAGGAGCCGCCAAAGATGGACGGACGCAACAGCATCATGACCCCGACCGCCCGTTGCCTTTTGCGGACCTGATCCACTGCCCAAGCATCGATCCGGTTTCAGCGATATGGCGCAGCGCCACAGCATGCTGACGGTGGGTTACGAACTTGAGGTCTGGACCAGTCGCAAAGCGCAACCAGAAGCGCAGCGCTGCCAGATTGGCGTCTGCTGCGTAGAGCTTTGAGGCCTGTTTCGACTTCGCTGCCTGATAGAGATAACTGACCTGGTCAAACAGCAGCCCGATCAGCTTGTCGCGCAACACTGAATGGCTGCGCGGGCAACGCTGAAAGATCGGGTACAGGTAGGCCACAGCTTTCTCGAATTTCTCGACGATCGCCAGATCCTGCGGATTTACATATTCATCACGTGTCATAACTGGCGATCATCCGTTTCAGGGGACCCGCGCTTTCGCGCAGGTCAGGCAAGGTTCAGGTGGTCGCTCGCGCCGCGCGCCCCGATGCCCCCGTTCGAGTCCCCGGGCCAGCAGTCCAAGTGCGCGTACCGGGAGCCGGCGAGCTCGCCGAAGAACCAGGAGCCGCCAAAGATGGACGGACGCGGGTTATCCGGATCGCCGTCCGTGCCCCACTGCCACATGGTCCCGGTGATATCGAACAGGCCCAACTTGCTGATGAAGTTGCTGGCGTTGTCGTCGAGCGCGCCGGTCACGGTCGGCTCATCCTCGCGAGAGTTCCTCTCCTTCACGCCATAGGCGGCTGCAAAGAACTCCTCTGCACCAAGAAGGCGCTTGCCATGGCCGGTGTAGATTTCTACCGCCGTCGCATAGTCGAGCTTTTTGTATCGGCTCTGGCCATCGAGCTTCATCGGCAGGTCACGACCATCGGCGATGATCGCCTTTGCGCGGCTGGTGCCCTGCTCGTGGTGGTCGGCGTCAAGAAGATAGATATCGACCCAAATGAGCTTTCCGCCCAGAAGTTCGACGAGCGCCATGCCGCGCGGATCCGGGCAGGATGGACGGAAGCCGATATCCCAGATGGAGTACGGATTGATTGCCGGAGTGTTGTCGCCGCCCTCGCGTGCCGTGGCATTGCCGCCCGGCGCAAAATGAAAGCCGCCAAAATACCGCTCGGCGGTCGGCTTACCTTCCAGAATTTCCGCGATCGGCAAGCCGTACTCATCGATGGTGACACCATAGTCACGGCCCGGTACGGGATTGTCGATCAAAACGGGCGTGTTGGTTTCGAAGAAATTGGTGCGATCGCCCGTCGTGATCGCGACGCCCGCCTTCACGAATACTTCGGTGCGATTGTACTTGGCCAGAACCGGGGCTGACCGGTCGCGAGGCTGGATGGAGATGCCGCAAAGGGCGGTTTCGGCTGTAGCCGTCATGGTGATAATCCTGATTGAGAGAGAGAAAGAGACCCGCGCTTTCGCGCGCGTCAGGCAGGCGTCAGGTGGTCGCTCGCGCCGCGCGCCCCGAGGTTCCCGAGCGAGAACTCGGGCCAGTAGTCCAAGCTCGCGTACCGGGAGCCGGCGTGCTCGCCGACGAACCAGGAGCCGCCAAAGATGGACGGACGCGGATCCTCAATGTCGCCATCCGTTCCCCAAACCCAGAGATTTCCGGTTGCCTGCATCAAGCCAAAGCGGCTGGTTCGCGCTGCATCAAGGCCGGTTGCGCGGGGGCGATTGTCGGCGCTGGAGCGTTCAGTCACGCCAAGTGCGGCGGCGCGGAACTCGTCATAGGTCAGCAGGCGCTTGCCGTGGCCTTCGATGATGGATTTCGCGGTCGGATAGTCGAGCACATCAAGGGTGCTGCCGGTCGCGAGAGGCACGCTAAAGCGGCTGGTGCCGTCATTGGCGTGGTCCACGCCAAGAAGATAGATATCGACCCAGACGATATTGCCAGCGATGACGCGCACCATACCGCGCGGATCCGAGCAGGCGGGACGGTACTCGATATCCCAAAGGGAATGTGGATTGATGGCGGGAACGCTGTCACCCCCTTTGCGCTCGACCGCATTACCGCCTGGTGCAAAATGGAAACCGGCGAAGAAGTTGCCGTTCAATGGATTGTCGTTCGCAACCGTGGCGAAGAGATCGCCGACAGCATTGATGCCGACAGCATAATCGCTACCGGGAACCAGTTCGTCGATCGCAATTGCGGTCTCGTAGTCATACGAATAGGTGCGGTCGTCAATCTCGACGAGTGCGCCAGCTTTGATGGAAATGGAAGTCAGGCCGGTCACAAGCAGGATCGGTGAACCGGGGCTGGGATTGTGAATGCTGATGTTCTGCGGTTCGGCAGGCGTCGTCATGGTTTTGTCCTCTGTTAGGTTTGGCTTGAAGTGGTCAGACGCGAGCAGCCGCAGCGTGCATGCGTTCGATTTCGGAGAGACGGGTGGCGCAGAGTGCGACGCCGCCAAGGCAGCCGAGCAAAAGCACGGCGGTTGCGCAGGCCAGAAAGAAGCGGCCATAGGGAACGGCGCTGGCCTTGCGGAAGGTGCCAAGGTCATGCCGGGTCTGCGGGATCATCGGGGAAATGTGGATCAAAGCTGCCTCCATCCGTTTCGGATGCCGCCTCGGGGCAGAGACGGTCACCGAAACCGGACGTGGCGTCAGGCTGCGCGGCGCTCCAGCACGCGCTTGTCGTATGCGCGGTTGATGGCGGCGGGTCCGCAGCGAGTGATTTCCGCGCTTGTGAACCATTCGCGAAGAGCGGTCACGGTGCAGCCTTCGCCCACGCGCAGCATGGCGTCGGACATTACGTCCACAAGCTCATTGTCGTCTTTGGTTTTGATCTGCATGTCGGTCTCCATCCGTTGAAGGTTGGACCGGGCGGCTTCGAGGTTGAGAGGGGTGTGGTCGCCGCCCGGTCTGTCTCCGAGCCGTGAGGTCAAGCGGCTTGGATGGACGGAATTTCGCGATAATCGCAAAATAAGTCAAGCGGTATTTTCGCGATAATCGCGATTTATGTTGCGATGATGAGCGGCTTCGCCGCGAACTTCGCGAAAACGAATCACCAAAATGCGACTCGACTCTTCCCAGCGAAGATGCTTTTTTAAGGTGAACGTAACAAGAACATGGGGTGAGAGAATGAAGAGGCCGCCAATCGATCACCCGGACGCGATGCGTCTAATCGTAGAGTTGTCCAGCCTCTACGTGGCTTGTGATGATTGTGGTAACTCGCGGACTTTAGGTTTGGAAAACCTGCGCAAAGTTGGTGATCTTGGCGTATTCAATTACATGCAGCTATGCCGGAAGATCAGGTGCAGTGAGTGCCCTAAAACACTTCCGGCGTTCAGAAATTTGACTATCCGGCCAACTTGGCGGGCCGAGAACGTCAGTCACAACATTGCGTGAAAAACAACCTTGTGGATGCTGAATACTTTGTCGGACGGGAACTCTAATTCGTGTGTCTCGCCAGAGCCTGGATTGTATTGATAGAGACGAAGAATGTCGGAACTCTGACTCTCAAAGCGCTTAATGTAACTAGATACCTCATCATCCTCGAAATCTCCGAGTATTTGAACGATCACATCGTCGCCCTTCCTGTATCTCGCGTGAGGATTCGCCCAAGCGGTCTCCCCATGGTAGAAGCGCGGCTCGCCAGATGTTCCTTGTATTTGAACGGCATAGGCCCCTTCCACTCCTTCGAGGCCAGGCGGGCAAAACACCCGAGCAATGTCTTGGCCGTTCATGATGAAGCGCCCATTTGGGCCTGCTGAAATTTGGCCCCTTAAGGGAATAGATACGTCGCCGGGAAACGCTTGCCACCGAGGAGGGAAGCTCGCATTGGGCGTTGGTCGCTTGCCCTGAGTGATGAGTGGCGTTTCGGTGGAGGGCGTGAGCCAGCTTACCATTTCTTCGTAACCGGGCGGAAGCTCCTGAAAGTATCGCGCCATGCCCTCGATCTCTTCCGGGGTGATTTTTCGCGGTTCCACTGTATTGGGTCGCATCCTGCTTAACTTCGTCGGGGACACGCCAATTTTTTCCGCGAGTTCACTAGCGGTGCCGCGTCCGGATGCCTTGAGCTTCTGGTCGAGCCAGTTCTTAATTTCATACTGAGGATCTTGCATAATTTCGACTTTCGCGTAATTCGCAAAAAAATCCATCGCGAAAAACGCAACAAAAGGATTGACAATAAATCGCGATAATCGCAAAGATCGCGATATGAGCGAGAACCACCTAGAGCCAGCGAAGTCTGTGATTGCCAAAATTGGCATTGAGCGAGTGTCTGCCGTGACCGGCAAACACATCTCTCGGGTCTATCGCTGGATGTATCCTAAGGCACGCGGCGGCACTGGCGGCATTATTCCCCAAGCTGATGCGTTTGTGCTCCTCGCTCATGCACGATCCGAAGGTATTGAACTTTCGCCTGCCGATTTCTTCAAGATATCCACGGAGGCCGCAGAATGATGGTGCTCCAGTTTTTCCGCAGCGTAGGGAAGCGGTCATCCCGCGTGGTTCATACCCACGATGTCGCAGGTTCAAATCCTGCCGCTGCAGCCAATCCCGCCGTTCAACGGCCAGGCGACGAGCGGGAAACCGGACGGAAGAGGCTTTGCACGCCTGCGGACCCTTCCGTCCGGAGCGTCTTTCATGTTGCGCAGGGGTTTGTCCTCTCCCTTTTGCGCACCCGCCGTGACGCCTCTCCTCCCGGCTCCGGCGGTTCTTCTCTTGATGGTTCGATGTCATGCGGGCCGCCTTTTCTTGGTTGGACTCTACGAAGCTAATCGCAGCTTCCAGCAAATTCACCGGAAGAATTTCCGAAAAGATTCCCTTGATTTTCGAGGACCATTTCGTGCGCCCAGATGAGACCGAAAACATGCGCCCCACCTCTCAGGAAGAGCGGCGTGACTTGAAGGCTACCGTTGGCCGGCTTCTCCGTCAGGTTGGCGCGTCCAACGTTGCCAAGGAAAGCCGAGTTGGGGAGGCGCACCTGTCGCGCTACGCCTCCCAGCGCGAGAAAGAGTTCATGCCGCTCGATGTCGTTGCCGATGTTGAGCGAATGGCAGGCTATCCTCTGGTCACGGAATTTATGGCTCAGATGAGCGGGTTTCGTCTCGTCCAGAATGACTCCGAAGCCGACGCGCCGGATATGGAGGATGTCGGTCGCCTGGCGGACACCAAGGGCAAACTGCTGTCCGCGCTGATCACGTCTTTTCTGGATGGGAAGATCGATAATCACGAGCGCCGCACGCTTCTTCCGCTCCTCGACGATGCAATTGCTCAGATGCAGGAGCTTCGCAGCGGCCTGACTGGTGGTGGCTCATGACACTTTGCATGGCCGAAACCAGCCGTTCCAAGCTCGTGAAGGAAGCCCGCTCCGCGCGGGTTCTAGAGCTTTGGCGCGCTGGCCGATCCACCCACGAAATCGCTGAAACGCTGGACCTCGCTGAACGCGAGGTTTGCCGCATTATCGAGGAGGCAGGACTTTGAACGCCGCTGTTTCTCTTTTTGAGCGTCCGATTTCGGATCGTGATCGCGGTTTTCTGCGACACGTCGCTCGCGCCGACAACTGGTACGAGATCCGCCACGGCGAACTTCCATCCGCCGTCCAGTGCATGCGCGCCGGTTACGTTCGCCTGTCCAACGACAAGCGGCAGGCGATGATCACTCATAGCGGGCAGGCGTACCTCCGCAAGTGGATGGGGGTGCATTGATGGAACTGTTTGACACACTTCCCGCTCTGATCCGCACGGCGATCAATGATGCCGGTTTTGAGTTTGTGCCTCGCTTTGCGGCGAAGCTTCTGGCGCGCGGAGTTTCCGCCGAGCGTGCCGCCGAGATCATCCGCGAAACCGATCTGCGCCTTATGCGCAAAGGCGGTGCGGCATGACGGCGCAAAATCTGCAAATGCCGAAGGAAGCCGGCCTGTCAATAATCGCGGCGGCTGTTCGTGACGGTCAATATCGTTGCCAGACAGCGCAGGAAGTTCGCGCGGCATGCTCGGCAATGGCCCATCGGTATCTCACGCGTGACCCGAAAGACGGAAACCTTTTCCGCCCGGGTGAATATGCGACAGCCGTACTGGATCGCGCGCGCGAACATGGAAAGCTGGCTGAAGAGAACCAGAGCCGGATCGTCATAACAGGCCCGTACCAGCTTCTGCCGCCGCTCTCGGATGATGACTTCAAGGCGCTCCATGATGACATCGCCGCCCACGGCGTAAAGGTCCCGGTTGAATACGACGAGGCCGGGGAAATCCTCGACGGTCACCATCGTGTCGCCATCTGCAAGATGCTCGGCATTACCGACTGGCCGCGCTTCATCCGCAAGCAACTGACGGAAGAAGGGAAGCGGTCCTTTGCCCGGTCGCTCAATTTCGCACGGCGCCATCTTTCCGGCGCGCAGCGGCAGGCCATTATTCAGGAGCACCTGAAGGATGCCCCGACCGCATCCAACCGCGCTATCGCCGTGCAGCTCGGCGTCGATCACAAGACTGTATCGGCGGCACGAAAACGTATGGTTGATGGTGGGGAAATTCCCCACCAGAAGACAATCGTTGGTCGCGACGGCGTTTCCCAGCCCGTAGTCAAACCGATCCGCACCATGTTCCTGCCGGAACCTGCGAATTTTCGCGAACTGAAAAACGTCGCCAAGCTCAAGCGCGCTGAAGATCAGAAGATCCGCCATGCGGTCCGCACGGATCTCGCCGTCCAGATCGCCGCACGCCAGAATGCCGCGCCCTGGTGGCAGGGTGTTGGAGAAGATGAAGGCAGGGCGTTTCCGGTTATCTACGTTGATCCGCCGTGGCGCTTCAAAAGCTATTCGGAAGTGACAGGCGGCGAAAAGAGCGCCGAAAACCATTATCCCACCATGTCGCTCGACGACATCATGAAACTCGGTTGCCCCGGTGCTCACAATTCGGCGCTGTTCATGTGGGTGACGGATCTCGCCAACGGCGTAAAGACGCTGGAGCGCTGGGGTTACACCTACAAAAGCTTCTGGGGCTGGAAAAAGATCTACCCCGGCGAACAGACCGGGACCGGCTACTGGAGCTTCGATAACCTCGAACTGCTGCTTATCGGCACGCGCGGCGATTTCCCGGCACCTATTCCCGGCACCCAGCCGATTAAGTGCACCGACCATTCCGTCGGTCGCCATAGCGAAAAGCCGGTCTGGTTCGCCGAACAGATCGACCGGCTTTATCCGACCATGCCCAAGCTCGAAATGTTTCAGCGCCGCGAGAGCCTCGCGGACGGCGACGTGCGTCTGAATGGAACGTGGGAGTTTTGGGGAAATCAGGCCGGTGCGCCTGAAGGGGGTGCGGAGTGACGCCATGGAAGAGAAAGGAAACGATTGGAGGCTTGGACCGGGTAACCAGCCAATTAAGGAGCGCATTATGAACAGACTCCTTATCAGCTTCAGTGGCGGCGAGACTTCCGCGTTGATGGCTCTGCTCATACACGAACGGTGGCGTAACAGATACGACGAGATCATTACCGTCTTTGCCAACACCGGGCTGGAAAATGAAGAGACCCTAGAGTTTGTTCGGCAGTGCGATGATGCCTTTGGGTGGAGCGTCGTATGGGTCGAAGCGGTTACCGCTCCGGAGCGAGGCAAGGGGGTCACGGCTCGCGTCGTCGATTTCAACACCGCCTGCCGTGATGGATCGGTATTTGAGGCGATGATTGCCAAGCATGGCATTCCCGGACCTGGATTCATCCATTGCACTCGCGAGCTCAAAGAACGGGCAATCACAGCGTATTGCCGGACGATCGGATGGAAGTCCGGAACCTACGACACAGCCATTGGCATCAGAAATGATGAGGTCGATAGGATCAACCCTTCTGCCAGCAAGAAGAGATTGGTCTATCCGCTCGCCAATGACTGGCCGCGCCGCAAGCCGGATGTAAACGCCTATTGGGATCGTCAGCCGTTTCGGCTTCGGCTCAAAGGATACAAGGGCAACTGCAAGACGTGCTGGAAAAAGTCGCTTCGGAAGCATCTGACGATCATGTCCGAGACGCCCAGAGATTACGACTTCTTCGAGCGGATGGAGCAGACCTACCCGATGTCTGGAGCCAATCCAAGAAATGAACCTAAGCGGTTTTTCAGGGATCGCCTCATGGTTTCCGACATCCGTCGCTTGGCCGCCGAGGGCAACTTTGAGCCTGCCGAAGATGATGCTGCCGTCTACCAATCCGACATGTTTGCGGGCCACGAATTGGACGTCGGCGGCGGCTGCGAGGAGAGCTGCGAGGTGACATTTGAAGATGACCAGGTGTGAGCAGGAAATCCGGCAACGCGAAAAGGCCCGCGTCGCGCGATTGGAGGACATCGCAGGCCGTTGCAAGGGCGACAAATGGGAATTTGATACCGATGGTGGCCAGACGCATATCATCGCGCGTCGGTCCACCAGCGAGCGCGTCGTCCTCGGCACGCTCTACACGGAAGCCCTGCCGGATGAAGTCGAGCTTCTGACTGGAGCGCTGGAAAACGTCATCCTGTTTCTGGAGCTTAGAAAGCGCGCAATTGCCGCCTTTAAGAATGTCCAGAGCTTGCCGTCGGATAACCTGCAACCCAGCCAGTTGCGGGAGGGCGATTTCGCCGCAAACGCCGCCATGCTGTGCGCAGAGCCTCTGTTCCATCATTATCTTGAGCGCCGGCTCCCTCCCGACCAGTCACGGGCCATTCATAACAAAGACCATGCCGACACGGTGCTTAAGAAGCTGATCGGCATCACCAGCAAAACACAACTCAATCGTGAAGAGCGTGCGCAGGCGGCGTTTATCGACCTGCGTACGGACTTCGAACTATGGAAAGGTGGCCGGGTATGACGGGGATCCTGCCGGTTATAGAGCAATTGCAGGAATGCAGGACGGATGCGGAACGGGCACGGTGGCTCCTGAATATTCCGGTTTTCATATTCTACCGTGAGCAGACAGCCATTTACAGGGCGCTCCGCAAGGCGCGGTTCGCGCTGGGCGAAAAGCTGGTCGATATCGAGATCTCGGCGCTGCTTTCGACGCGGGACCGGTACGGACGCCTGCCGGCAGACATGGATGAACTGGTCGGTGCTGCGCGGACCGGATTGGCAGCGCTGGCGCGGAACGGGGGTGCGAAATGAGCACCGAAGCAACGATCCGGCGCGGTGTCCGCAACGCAAGCTATTCAGTTGTCCCGAACCATGTCTTTGAGGATGTCCGGCTTTCCATGGAGGCAAGGTGGCTTTTGGGCTACCTGCTGTCGAAGCCGGATAACTGGACTGTCGTAATCGGTGACATCATCAAGAAGGGCGGCTGTGGCCGCGACAAGGCCCGGAAGATGATCGCGGAGTTGGTCGAGTTCGGTTATGCCGAGCGCGAGCAGGTCCGTGACGACGGCAAATTCGGTGCTTCCGTTTTGGTTATTTACGATGAACCACGTGAGCAAGAAGCGCCGAATACCGCTGGTATAACAGGCGCTAACGCGGAAAGTGTTGCAATCTTACCGCAGACGGATTTACCGGCGACGGCAAAACCGGCGCCGGATTCACCGTCGCCGGTAAAATCGGCACATAGTAATAACTCAAATATACCAAATACTGACTCTCAAGGCGCAAGCGCGGAAGAGGAAGGTTTGAAAAAGGTTGATCGTAAAAAGATTAGCCGTGATTTCACCCTCTGGTATGCGACCTGGAAGAAGGGTGACGAGGAGTATGGCCGCAACGCATGGTTCGCCCTGTCCGATGAAGAGCGGACCGAGTGCATCGAGCGGACGCCCGCCTATCTGCGGTGGGCCAAGCCTTCCGACCTGATGGCCGCTGCGGTCTACCTGAAAAACCGCCATTGGCGCGATATGCCGGACAGCGCCTTGGCTGATCCGTCGCGTTCACGTGGCGTTGCCAAGGTGTGTGGAAAGCTCTGGATGGGCGTCTGGCTGGAGACGGTCAACCGGCAACCTGATGTAGCCCCTCGCTTCACGCTTGTTGACGAGCAGGATATCGACGCCGGCAAGGTCACTCGGGAACAGTTGGCGCGGCAAAAGCGAATAGCGTACGGCTGGAGCCTGATCGTTCGGATGGTCGACAAGGCCCACAAATCCGAACCGTTTGTCACATCGTTGGAACTATTACCGGAAGTCGAAGGCTTCCGTCAGGTCGAGCGCGGAAGCGACATATACCTCGCATGGCAGCGCCTTCACGAGCGCCGTGGACTGCCTTTCCCCGATGATCTCCGGGACTGGTTCTGGCTACCGCCTGTCGATGGAGGCGCGGCAGATCTCGATGCGGCTGTCGAGGTGGCACTTTCTCAATTCCTGAAATCCATCAATGAGGGGCGGAACGATGATGCAGCATAAGTTTGAAGGCATTTCCGGAGTATCCCTCAAGGGGCTTATGAAGCTTGATCGCATCGCCCAGGATGCGGCGAGAGTGGCCCATGAACGCGAATCGGCATCCAAGGAGCGGGCGCACAGCGTGTCCGATTCGGGCTGGGTGATTGCCAGAGTCGAGTATGGACGCGAAAACTCTGTTGAAAATGCCATGATTGAAGCTGGTATTGAGGCATGTGTAATCATGAGAATGGGGCCAGAAAGGAGGCGTCACAGACGACGCTTGCCGGCTTCCAAGACGCCTGTGTTCAACGGCATAGTGTTCGTGTTTTGCGTGCCAGACAACCACGCACTGCGCGGCATCCTGTCTTTCGATGGCGTTAGAAACATAGTCATGGGAGGGGAGAAGGCCGTCAAGATCGCCAAAGAAACAATCAATGAGTTCAAGGAATTGGCAGCTTCTGGCGCTTATGACCATAGCCGACGCTCCGATGCGATCAGAAAGGGCGATAAGGTCAGGATCACCAGCGGTCCATTTGTTGGCTTCGAAGTCGAAGTGGATGCTTTCGGCGAAGCTGGGCAGGGCGATGCAGTTGTCACCATCGTGATCTTCGGCAAGCCAACCGTGTTCAATATGCCGCTTGCAATGCTTGAGAAGATATGAGTACAAATCTGCCCATGGTCGATCCGGTTCTTAGTGGCGGTTACGCTCGCGCCCGGACCCAACCCTGACAGTCTCAATAGAGAGACACCGATTCAGGGCCAGTGCTACAGCTATGCGACGACGAACCACAAGGCGGCCAGACGGTCGCCTTTTTGCATTGTAGGTATGGCCAGACTTACCACACTCAAGCCGACGCTCGGCACGTTGCCTCCTCGGCTGGGTCCCGCACCTGGTGATGAGCAGGACCGCAACAGGCATCGGCAGACCGCAGAGCCTTGGCGCAAGTGGTACCAGCTGGTTCGATGGAAGCGCCTGCGCATTGAGACATTCAAGCGCGACCTATTCACTTGTCAGATGGCAGGCTGCGGCCAGATGCATGGCAACACGTCGAAACTCATCTGCGACCATGTCACGCCTCACAAGGGTGATGAGGCATTGTTCTTCGATGAGAAGAACCTGCAAACGTTGTGCAAGCCCTGTCACGACACACTGAAGCAACGAGAGGAACGGTCGCGAGGCCGTTGGTGAAGCATGGTAATGGTCAGTCAGCCTCGACGTGATCGAACCAGCGAATGCCCTTGGCTTTGGTATCGTGGCTACTTGGCAAGCCACCGAAACAGCGGCGGACAGAACATCAAGGTCATGACCAAGTTTCACCTGCCGCTCGGTCACATCCTGATCTTCGATCACCCATCTCGGCGACGCAGCCGGAAGGCCTAGAGGGGGGGGGCGAAAGTCTGGAAGGCCCCGACCTCCCGCACCCGCGTCCCCCACATTCGGAGATTTTTTTTACCGTGACAGACGATTTTTCCGGCAAGGATGTCGAATACGATCTGTTCGGCAAACCGGTGATGCCAATCAAGGATCGGCGCGGACGGCCATCGTTTGCGAAAAACAATGAAAATCAAGAGCTTGTCTGCCTTCTTCGGGCGGCAGGTTGGACCCAGCCTCGCATTGCCGGGTACATTGGGTGCGACGAGAAGACTTTGCGGAAGAATTTTTCCCGGGAGCTTCAGGACGGCGCAGACCAGATCGAAGGCATGGCGCTGGAAGTCACGCTCAAGAAAATGAAGTCCGGCAACTCGGTCGCGATATCGCGGATCTTCGACATCATCGAAAAACAGGGTGCGCCCGCTGTGCCGATACCGAGATCTCCGGAGAAAACGCCGGATGAAAAGCTCGGCAAAAAGGAGGCCGCCGACAGAGACGCCCATACGGCGCATGAAGGCACTCCATGGGCTTCGCTTCTGCAATAAAGGCTGAGTGGAATTTTTCCTGTCCCGACTGGGCGGATCGACTTCGCGACGGTCGCCCGATTGTTCCGGATCTTCCTCTTGACCTGGATGAAGGCAATAGGGCTGTCGGCATTTTCGATAACCTTCGTCTTCCGGATGTGCCTGACCAGCCGTACATGAAGGATGCCGCCGGCGACTGGTTCCGCGATATCGTCAGGGCAATCTTCGGATCGATTGATGAACACGGAGAGCGGCACGTTCGAAATGTCTTCGGCCTTGTACCGAAGAAGAATTCCAAGACGACTGGCGGCGCCGGAATTATGGTGACGGCGCTGTTGATGAACAAGCGACCACGCGCCGAGTTCTTGCTGATCGGTCCGACGCAGGATGTTGCCGACACGGCATATCAGCAGGCCGCTGGCATGATCGAAGCGGATCCGTATCTGGCAAAACGGTTCCATGCCATCGAGCATAAAAAGACGATCGTTGACCGGCTCAACAAGGCAAAGCTGCGCATCAAGACCTTCGACATGAAAGTCTTGACGGGTTCCAAGCCAGCCGGTGTTCTGCTCGACGAGCTGCACGTCATGTCGTCGTATTCATACGCATCGCGTGTTCTAGGCCAGATTAGCGGCGGCCTGATCCCGAACAAAGAATCGTTTCTGATCATCATCACCACCCAGAGCGACGAACCGCCGTCGGGTGTCTTTAAGTCAGAACTTCAATATGCTCGCGGCGTTCGTGATGGCAGCATCACGGATAGCAGCACCCTCCCGGTTCTCTACGAGTTTCCAGAGGAGATGCAGACCAGTGACAGGAAGCCTTGGAAGGATCCGAAGAACTGGCACATGGTCCTGCCGAATTTGGGTCGCTCCATCACGCTCGATCGATTGATCGAGGAATGGCAGACGGCACAAAAGAAGGGTGAGGAAGAAGAACGCCGCTGGGCCAGTCAGCATCTGAATGTTGAAATTGGCCTTGCGCTGCACTCCGATCGCTGGATCGGCGCTGATTATTGGGAAGCTGCCGCCGATAAAAGGATCACGCTCCAATACCTCATTGATGAGTGCGACGTGATTGTTGTGGGTGGTGACGTTGGCGGGCTCCTCGATCTTTGGGGGCTTGCGGCGATCGGTCGGCACAAGGTGACTCGGCGCTGGCTGCTGTGGGCGAAAGCCTGGGCGCAGCCCTCCGTTCTCACGCGTCACCCGGAAATCGTCGAAAAACTCAATGATTTTGAGCGGGCCGGTGACCTGGTCATTTGCAAGCGCGTCACTCAGGATGTCGAGGAAGCGGCGGCTATAATCGCTAGTTTGCGTGATGCGGGAAAGCTGCCGGAAGTTGGTGCGATCGGGCTTGATCCGAACGGTGTCACGGCGTTGCTGGAAGAGCTTGCCGGATACTCGATCGTCGATCCGATGGTGAAGGCCGTTTCGCAGGGCTACAAACTTTCCGCCTCGATCTTCGGGATAGAGCGAAAACTTGCCGACGGCACAATGAAACATTGCGGCTCTGGGCTGCTTAATTGGTGTGTCCAGAACGCCCGTGCCGAACAGCGCGGCAGCAATATCTACATCGAGAAGAAAACGGCCAGCTCCAAGATAGACCCCTTGGTAGCTGCCTTCAACGCTGGCGAGCTGATGGGCAGGAACCCGGAGGCAAACGGTCCGTCGGTTTACGAAACTCGCGGCATAAGGATGGTTTGACGTGGGTTTTTTCGGGAAGTTGTTCGGATCCTCCGCATCAGACGTGCAGGTAGCGCAGCCAAGAGCGGATTCGGGCGGAACCGGTTACGTGACCTATTCGCTTGACGATCCGCGCCTTCTGGAATTCCTGCGCACAGGTCATGAGTCCGGTTCGGGCGCCACGGTCACCGTCGAAACAGCGATGCGTAATACCTCGCTGTTTCGTGCTTTCAGCCTGATATCGAATGCGATCGGCATGCTGCCGTTTCAGCTGATCGATGAGAACACCAAGGAAAAGGCAACCGATCACCCTCTCTACCGGGTGCTCCATCGCCAGCCAAACAACTGGCAAACGGCATTCGATTTCCGGGTACTGATGCAGTTGCGGGCTTTGGCTCATGGAAATGCGTATGCCCTGATAATCAGAGGCCAAAACATCAAAACAGGCCGTCGCGCCGTGTCTCGCCTGATCCCGTTGGATCCGGAGAGGGTTACACCCATCCAGAACCCGGACTGGTCGGTCAGCTATCGATATCAGCCGAAGTCTGGCGGTCAGAAACTCTATGCCGGTGAGGAGATTTTCCACCTTCGTGGCATCTCCATCGACGGCATCAACGGCATATCGCTCGTAAAGCAGGCCAGAGACGCTATTGGAATTGCTCTTTCCGCTGAATTGGCTGCCGCCCGAATATTCAAGAACGGGTCCATGGTTGGTGGAGCACTGGAGCATCCCGGCAAGCTTTCTGATGATGCTTTCGAGCGCCTGAAATCTTCTCTCGCCGAAAAAGAGGGCGCAGAGAACGCCGGTAAAAACATGATCCTCGAAGAGGGTCTGAAATACAGCAAGCGCGATACCAATGCCAAGGATTCGCAGCTGATCGAAGCCCGCAAGATGCAGGTTGAAGAAATTGCTCGCGTGACCGGCGTTCCTCGTCCGCTTTTGATGGTGGATGAGACAAGCTGGGGATCCGGCATCGAGGCTCTCGGGCGGTTCTTCGTTCAATACGCGCTCGGGCCGTGGTTCGAAAGCTGGCAGCAGGCAGCGGAGCGCAGCCTTCTCGAAGAGAGTGAACGGGATCGATATTCCGCGAAATTCAATCCGGGCGCGCTGCTTCGAGGGTCAATGAAAGACCAGGCCGATTTCTTCGCCAAGGCGCTTGGCGCTGGCGGTGCGCCGGGCTGGCTCTCGCAGAATGAAGTTCGCGACCTTTCGGATTATCCGGAAACGCCAGATGGAGACACGGTCAGCAAGGGCACAGCGAGTGCCGCTGCCCCAAAGGAGACCCGCGACAATGAAACATGACCACCGCACGCGCGTCTTTGCCAAGGCTCGACCAGGAGCTTTACCGATCCCCGCAAATCGCGATGTGTCGGCTCTTACGAAGCCGAGCGTCTTCGACAAGTGGGCTTCGGAATCGGCAGGTGTTCGCGCCGTCGATCAAGGCGACAATGTCATCACCATGTTTGAAGCCATCGGAGAGGACTACTGGTCTGGCGGCGGTGTCACCGCAAAAAAGATTGCGGCGCAGCTGCGCGCGATTGGCCCACGTCCGGTTGAGGTCCAGATCAACAGTCCCGGTGGCGACATGTTCGAAGGGATCGCGATCTACAATGTTCTGCGGGAACACTCGCAGCCCATCACGATCAAGATCATGGGCATGGCTGCATCTGCGGCATCGATCATAGCTATGGCTGGAGACACCATCCATATCGGGGCTGCTTCCTTCGTCATGATCCACAATTGCTGGGTCGTCGCAGTCGGTAACAGGCACGATATGCGCGAGACCAGCGAATGGCTTGAGCCATTTGATCAGGCAATGGTTGATCTCTACGCTGCCCGGTCCGGTCGAGATCCGAAGGAAATCGCTAAATGGATGGATTCAGAAACATACATGTCTGGATCTCAAGCTATCGAGCGCGGATTTGCTGATGGCCTTCTTGCTTCCGACGCCATGGTCCTCGACGAGGATGCGAAGGCAAGCGACCAATCGATCAACGAGCTTCGGGCAACCGAGATATCACTCGTATCAGCGGGCATGACGCGCTCTGAAGCGCGCGCTCGCATTAACAAGATCAAGGGCACGCCTGGCGCTGCCACTGAAGCCACGCCGGGCGCTGGCGACGATGAATGGGCCGGTATCGCCGCGCTCTCTGCTTTACTCAAATCATAGGAGCTTCGAGATGAAGCGATTTTTCACGCTCGTGGCGATCGTCGCCACGGCCTGCCTGACTGCTGCCAATGCCTACGCTATGGGCGAAATCGTCCAAGCCGCAGCGGCAGTTCCTGCGATGCTTCCGGCTGCGCTTGTCGCCGGCGCATTCGCTCTTGCTAATCCGCTCGCTGACCGCCCACGCGCCGTATCCGCTGGGCCTCGGGCCGACGCGTCTGATCCGAAGAAGATGCTTGCCGACCTGACGAAGGCCTTCGAGGATTTCAAGGCGGCGAACGATGAAAAGCTGAAAGCGAAAACCGACGACGTGGTCGTCAATGAGAAAGTCGAGCGCATCAACACCGCTGTCGGCGATCTCCAGACGAACTTTCAGAAAGCTATCGACGACCTCAATGCCAAGCTCGCTGCTGCGGATATCGGCTCGGGCGTCATTGGTGACATTCCTGCCGACCCCGAATATGTCGATGCCTTCAAGGCACATATGCGGAAAGGCGACGTGAAGTCAGCGATGACGAAGGGCGTTGCCGAGGACGGCGGCTATCTTGCTCCCGTTGAATGGGACCGCACCATTACCGGCAAGCTGAAGCTCGTTTCTCCCATCCGTGCCAACGCCCGCGTGATTTCGATTACCGGCGCCGGTTTCAAAAAGCTTTTTACCGATCGCGCCATCGGTTCCGGCTGGGTCGGTGAAACTGCCGCGCGGCCTGCGACTTCAACGCCGCAGATCGGTCAGTTGGATTTCCCGCTCGGAGAAATCTACGCCAACCCTGCCATTTCCCAGCAGCTGCTCGATGATTCCGCGATCAACCTGGAAGAATGGCTTGGCGCCGAAGTCGACACCGAATTTGCCCGTCAGGAAGGTATTGCCTTCCTTTCCGGCGATGGCGTCAACAAGCCGCATGGCGTTCTCACATACGTCACTGGCGCCGCCAACGCTGCGCGCCACCCCTGGGGTGCCATTGAGGTGATCAACAGCGGCGCTGCTGCTGCCCTCACGTCGGATGGGTTTATTGACCTGTTCTACTCGATCCCGGCTGTCTACCGGCAGAACGCCAAGTTGTTCACGGGCCGACTTGCTCAGGCATCCATGCGCAAGCTGAAGGACGGGCAGGGTAACTATCTCTGGCAGCCTTCCTTTGCCGCGGGTCAGCCCGCAACGTTGGCCGGCGAGTCGATCGTCGAAATCCCGGATATGCCGAACGTGGCCGCGAACGCGATTGCTGCGCTCTACGGCGACATGGAAGCGACATATCTGGTCGTCGATCGCGTCGGCATCCGCGTGTTGCGTGACCCGTTCACCAACAAGCCGTTCGTGCACTTCTACACGACGAAACGCGTTGGTGGCGGCGTTTACAATCCGGAGCCAATGCGTGCGCTCAAGATCGCCGTGAACCCCTAAGCGGCGCAGGCGGCAGATTTTCCTGCCGCCTTTCACCCTGACCTCAATGGAGGATAGCGAAATGGCCACCAAAAATACTTCTACCGGCAAGGCTGTCACAGCGAGAACTGTAGCGAAGACACCTGCCGCAAAACCCGATGGCAGCAAGGCTGCAAACATCCCTGCCGCGTCTGAATTCTCACCGTCCGGTGCGCCGGTCCAGTCGGTGCCGGATGTCGATCCGACGCACATTGCCGTCGATGCCGATCCTCGCAAGGGGACGTCGGAAACGCAGAATCGCATCGACTTCAACGATCCAACGCTGTCGGGCCGTGAAGCGGTGGAACAGAACCTGAAAACCTCTGAATAGGATTGCCACTATGGCTGACGTCGTCATCGCAACTCTGGCACCACTTTATTCGCTCGCGGAAGTTAAGCAGCATCTGCGCGTCGATTTCGACGATGACGACGTCACCATCCAGACTTACATGGACGCCGCCGAGCAGACAGTTCTACAGTACTGCAACATTCCCCTCGTTCCTTTTGGCAAAGGTGATGTGTTCAAGGTCGCGGCCATGATCGCCGTGACGGACATGTATGAAAATCGCGGCGGAAGAGATGGCCTGCCGTCTGCCAGCAGGCTGCTTCTTGATCCCTATAGATGGTTGAGGGTTTGATATGGCTCGCGTGAAATTTACAGAGAATTTCGACTACAAACCCACGCCTCAGGTGACGATTGCCTACGAGGCTGGTTGGGAAGGAACCGTAAGGCGCGAGTGCGCAGAGGAAGCCGTCGCCGCCGGTAAGGCCAAGTGGGCAGGCAAGGACGCGGAGGCGCAGCGCAATGGCGAAACCCAGATCAGCGGGTGACCTTTTCCACCGCGTGGCATTCGACAAGCGGGAAGAGATAGACCGAGGAGATGGCGTCTTTGTTGGTCAGTGGGTCGAACAGTTTCAGGCGCGGGCAGGCTTTGCGCATTTGCGTGGGGGCGAAAGCGTCATGGCTGATCGCCTTCAAGGGCAGCACACACAGGTCATATTCGTTCGCTCGTCTTCGCAGACACGGCAGGTGGATACAGACTGGCGGGTGAGGGATACTCGATCCAGAACCGAGTTCAATATCCGTGATGTGACGCCGACGACGGACCGGCAATGGCTCGACTTCCTCTGTCAGAGCGGAGTGGCAAGCGGATGACCAAAATCCAAGGCCTTGACCGCCTCAAGCGCAAATTGGCTCGGTTGCCAATAGTTGCAAGGCAGATGATCCGCCAGCAGATGGAAAAGACCGCCGACGAGATCGTCACGATGATGAAAAATCTGGCGCCGGTCGATGACGGCAAGTTGCGGGATAGCATCGGGTGGACATGGGGTAAGGCCCCAAAGGGCTCGATCACTCTGGCCTCTATCAAGTCGACAGGTGAGGACGGGATGACGCTGACCATCTACGCCGGCAACCGCGAAGCTTATTATGCCAGGTGGGTGGAGTTTGGCACCGCGCGCCATGAAAACAGCGGCCTTTTTGCGGGATCGATTCATCCGGGCACTACCGCGCAACCATTCTTCTACGTGTCGTGGAGGGCAAACAAGCGTCGCGCCAGACGTGCCGTATCCAAGGCCGTCAGGGACTCAGCAAAGAAAGTGGCCTCCGGATCATGACAGATGACGCCGCGCATGAACTACAGGTGGCTATCGTGAACGCTTTGAAAGCCGATCCCGATGTCGCTGCACTCGTCGGAAACCGGATTTATGATCTGGTTCCTACAGTCGATGGCAAGATCACTGCGACCTTTCCCTACATTTCGTTCGGTCCTGTGCAAGATTTACCAGAAGACGCCGACTGCCTCGAAGCGTCAGAGCTGGTGATCCAGCTGGACACATGGTCTCGCGACCCCGGATTCATGGAAGGGCGCAAGATTGCCAAGGCATTGAAAAAAGCCTTGGACGATCAGAGTTTATCGCTGGCCGACAATTCTCTTGTCTATTTCGAGTTCGACGGTCGCCGCGATCTGCGCGCGCCTGACGGCCTGACCACCCAGATAGTCAGCACTTACCGTGCTGGCATCGAACATCACTAAAACTGCCAACACAGGAGGCCGCAATGGCTCAGGCAACCACCATCAAGGGGGGCAAGATTCGTGTGCTCCTCGGGAACGACGCCAACCCTATCGTGTATTCGGCGCCTTGCGGTTTCACGCAGCGGTCGATCACGCTGAACAAGGGTCTCGAAGAAGTCAATATTCCGGACTGCGACGACCCCGATAAGGTCGATTGGGTCGGTCGCGACGCGACTTCGCTTTCCATGGGAATTTCCGGGGAAGGCGTTCTTGCTTCGGAAAGCGTCGACACTTGGCTCGAAGGCTTCGAGAGCATCGAGAGCATCCCCGTCAAGGTTGAATGGGAATTTCCGGCAAAGACGATCACGTGGAGCGGTCGCATGCATATCGAGAGCATGGAGGTCGGCGCCAATAATGGTCAGCGCGCAACCAACAATGTCTCCCTCCAGAGCGACGGCGAAATGGTCCGCGTCACGACACCGGCGGCGCCATAATGCGGGACGCTCGCATATCATTCGACTGGGCAGACGGGACACATTCGTTTCGTCTTGCCTGGGGCCAATTGGCTGAGCTTCAGGAGAAGTGCGACGCTGGTCCATATGTCGTTCTCCAACGACTACACAGCGGCGCATGGCGCATCGAAGACATTGCCAACATCATCAGGCTGGGCCTGATCGGTGGCGGTATGGAGCCGTCGCTCGCGCTAAAACTTGCTAGGCGCTACGTCGAGGAGCGTCCGCCGATGGAAAATCTCATCCCTGCTCAGGTCATTTTGTCTGCTGGCCTCACTGGCGCTCTGGATGAGAAGGTGGGGGAGGGCGACGCAGCAAATCAAACGGAAAACAGCTCGACGAACTCCCTAACGGAAAGCTGAGGTTTGCTGCGATCTACGGGACAGGCGCTGTCATGGGCTTCACGCCGCAGCAGGTAAACGACATGACGGCGTGGCAGTTCATGGCGACCGTTGATGGATACGTCGAGGTAAATACGCCGGACGATGGGTCTCTGACGGCAAAGGAAATCGATGAGCTATGGGATTGGGTGCAAGGGTAACTGACCCCCACTACCATGACCTGAAGTTGTCCAAGTCTTGCTTTGGTTTCTGGACGCTCTGATTGTTAGTCAACGCGTCTTTGTATTTTTTTGGAACGTAACCAAGGGTGCGGGCACCGCAACTCGGGCACTTGTAGGCGCTGCTGCCAAAGAGAGTGACGAGTAGCCATACAGGAATCCAAAATCCAGCGGTCACGACCGAAAGCAGAAGGTGCAGCACGTGATTGGGCGTCTGCCTCTCGGCAAGGACCATGCGCACTTCTTCTTCACAAAACATTCTCTTTTTTTGAGTTCCCACCGTCGCATCCCTCCCCGTTTGAGTAAAAGCTAAAAGGTTCATTCGCAAATGGCAACAGACCTTGAACGCCTTGTCGTCCAGCTTTCTGCTGACGTTAGGGGTTATGAACGTGCTCTCGCGAGAGCTCGCGGCGAAACGACAAAACAAGCGCGAGCGATTGAGAGCCGGTTTTCTTCCATGAATAAGCGGCTGTCTGCCGGCTATTCTGCAATTGCTGCCAGCGCCGCGAAAGCCTTTGCTCTTATCGGTGGCGCCCAGGGTTTTCGCCAGCTATCAGATAGCGGCACTCGGATTACTAACTCACTCAAGGTGGCTGGCCTTGCAGGCGAAGAGCTTGAGGGAGTGTATCAAAAGCTGTTCACGGCAGCCCAGAAGAATGCCGCCCCACTTGAGACTATGGTGCAGCTATATGGGCGTGTGTCACTCGTTCAAAAAGAACTCGGCGTTTCATCTGACGAGATAATCAGCCTTTCCGGTAATGTTGCCCTTGCGCTACGCGCTTCTGGCCAGTCCTCCCAGGAGGCATCTGGTGCGCTCTTGCAGCTATCGCAAGCTCTAGGTGGGGGTGTGGTGCGAGCTGAAGAGTTCAATTCGATTCTCGAGGGAGCGCCGACCATTCTGCAAGCTGCGGCGGCGGGCATCAAGCAAGCTGAAGGCTCCGTTGCCAAGCTCCGTAACATCATGCTTGAAGGTAAGCTTTCATCAAAGGCGCTATTCGATGGGCTAAATGCCGGCGCACCTGTCCTTGAGCAAAAAGTCGCGGGGGCGGTGTTTACGGTCGATCAGCGACTTGAGAACCTGCGCACTGCCCTCACAAACTCAGTCCGCAGGTTCAATGAATCCACGCAAGCCGCGAACACGTTCGGCTCCGCTATCGACAACATGGCGAGTTTTATAAACAGCGTCGACATGAATGGCCTGGCTTCGGATATCGGCGCCATCATCAAGCTCTTGAACGAAGGCGCCACTGCTGCTCAGAACATGAGCGAGTGGATTGGAAGAATTAGTGGGCTGCAGAATATTGGCGGCGGCATCATCGGTGCGCTAGACAGTGACGGCGACGGCAAATTGTCTGCTCTTGGTGGCGCACTGACGGTTGAATCCACCGTCAAAGGCAGTCAGAAGCTCGTTGACAACACCCAGAAGCGGCTGGAACTTGAACAGCAGATTGCGGAGATCAAAGCCAATCCGGCGAACGTTCTAGGCCAGGCTGAAATCAGGCAGATTGAGGGGCAAATCAAGGCTCTGCAAGAGATTCAGAACAGAACCGCGTCCAGCATCATTCAGAGTACGCTGAATGACAAGCCGCTGACGTATCCCACCAGTGCGCCCGTCGTTGTAGGGGGTGGAGAGACCCAAACTGTCAGCGGCAAGAAATTTACGCCGATCGACATTACTGACAAGAAGTACCAGGTTGCGCCCGACAAGGACGGAAAATCCAGCAAGAAGCGAGCGGATGAATACGCTCGCGAAGTCGAGCAGATCACAAAACGCACTTCGGCATTGAAGGCGGAAACTGAAGCGCAGGCGAGCCTCAATCCTCTGCTGAATGATTACGGGTTCACGCTGGAGTTTGCGAGGGCCAAGCAGGATTTACTTACGGCTGCCCAGGAAGCTGGCGTGAAGATCACGCCCGAGCTGACGGCCAGTATAGAGCAGCTTGCGGCCGGTTATGCCAACGCAGTTGTGGCCTCTGAACAACTGGCCGAAAAGCAGGATGAAATCCGCCAGCGTGCCGAAGAAGCAATGGCTACCGCAAAGGACGTGACGCGTGGCATTATCGATGGCTTTGTTGAAGGCGCCAGTGCTGCCGACATTCTCGCCAATAGTCTGAAAAAGATCGGGGATGCACTGCTCGACGATGTGTTGAGCAGCATATTTAAGGTCAATAATGCGGCAGGAGGTGGCGGCGGTGGATTGCTGTCCAGCATTTTTGGCGGCCTTTTTAGTGGTGGCGGAAAGGGCGGCGTCTCCGGCGTGCCGATGTATGCGAAGGGAACCAACTCGGCACGCGCCGGTCTAGCTATTGTTGGCGAGGAAGGCCCTGAGGTTGTTAGGTTCGGTGGTGGCGAAAAGGTTATACCAAACCACAAACTCACTGCGCCTAGCCTGCCCAACATGAAGTCTCTTGGAGGTGGTGGAAGTTCAGTTACCCTCTCTCCGAGATACAATATAGACGCGCGTGGCGCTGACGCTGCGGCGGTAGCTCGCATTCAGGCGGGTCTTGAGAAGACAAACGCCAACCTGAAGGCAAACATCATTGCAACCGTCCGAAAAGCCCAGACGGGCAATGTGAAGTTGGGGTAGGGCATGACAATCGCTTATCCGCTCCCAACTTCATTTTTCGACGAGTTCCCCGGCTGGTCGACCGAGTTCAATCCTTTGTGGCGGCAGGAACAATCTCGTACCGTCGGCGGTCAGACGATCGTTAAGGATCTGGGTTCTCCGCTCTGGCAGATGACGGCTCAGTCGAAGTCATTGAAGCCGAATGAACTGGACTACTGGCGGGCGCGCCTGACAAGTCTGGAAAACGGCCTTAAGACTTTCCGAGCGTTCCCGAAGTCTCGCTGTTTTCCTGTTGCGTATCCGAACGGCAGTTGGCCAACAGGCGGCGCTTTCAACGGCGTTGCCCAGGTGGCAACTATCGCCGCCAATCGCAAGGCGGTTTCGCTCTCGGGCTTGCCTGCTGGCTACAAGGTCTCAATCGGCGATTATATCCAGATTGGCGACAAAGACTTGCACGTGGTCATGGAACCTATGACGGCGAGCGCTGGCGGCGTGACAACGCAGTTTGAGGTTCGCCCGCACCTTTGGCCGGGAGTGGTGGCGCCTGTTGCTGCAACGCTGGTGAAACCATCCTGCATCATGGCAATCGTGCCCGGTTCGATTTCAACGACTGCCGACATGGCTACTGGTCGCGGCACTGTCACGTTTCAGGCGATTGAAGCCCGCTAAGGGAAATCAATGAGAAATATCTCAGCAGAAAACCTTGCTGCGCTTGAGGCGCGGCAACTGGTGGCTCGTGACTTCCTCTGGTTTGTCGCGCGCGATCGAGCAACTGGTGCGCCGGTCACCGATGGCATGTGGTCGGACGTCGGCAACGTGTCTGCGGCTGTGGTTCATCCAGACACGGGCTTGCCTGTCACGCGTGACTGGTACGGATCCGGCACGCTGGTTCAGATCGACGACATTCCGCTGGTCGCGAACCTCTCTGTGCAGAACGTCAATATCCGCCTGTCGCAGGTGAGTGAGCATGTGCAGACGCTGGTTCGCCTGTACGACTGCAAGCAGGCTCGCGTCGAGATATTCCGTGGACTGTTCGATCCGGATAGTCGCCAGATGGTGGCGCCTGCCGAATGTCGCTTTGTCGGTTTCGTCGACACCATCACGATCACGACGCCGAGTGAAAACGAAGAGGGCAGCGTGACGATGGTCTGCGCAAGCCACACGCAGGAAATGACGCGATCCAATCCGGCCACACGCAGTCACGCCACCCAGGTTCTCCGGCAAGCTGGTGACGCATTCTATCAGGATGCGGACACTTCGTCTGAATGGGAATTCTTCTGGGGTTCTGAAAAGGGCAAGGTCGCGACGCAGCCGAAGCGCAAGAAATTTCTTGGGATCTTCTGATGGAAGCTCGATTTGCTACTGCCGAGGACCGCGACCGCGTGGTCGCGTTGTTGCGCGAAAGTCATGAGGCCGCTGGCTTCACATTTCCGTTTCAGGCGGCTTACGCAGACCAGCTGTTTAAGCAGCACATGCGTTCTCCAATGGCTTGCGTTCTGGTCACAGGCGAACGTGCGCAGGGCGTTCTGATGGCCGTTGCTTTTGATCATCCGTTCGGTGCTGGCCGCATTGCAAAGGAAACGGTCTGGTTCGTATCGCCAGAGGCCCGAGGCCGGGGCGCGATCAAGATGCTTGACGCCTACGAGGCATGGGCACGCTCAGTCGGCTGCGTCTCTGTCGGGATGGCATCGCTGGCAACCAATGACGTTTCCAGCCTTTACGAGCGGCGCGGCTACAGCGCCGTCGAAACACACTTCATGAAGCCGCTTTAGCGGCTGGCGCGCGCACGGCGCATCCGAAGGAAAATCGATGGCTATTTTTTCTGGTATCGCCGCTGCGATATCCGGCGCGGTATCGGCTGTTTCTGGCTTTATAGGATCGCTCGGCGCTTTTGGATCCTTTCTGCTAAAAACGGCAGTTGGCGTCGGCGTCAGTCTGCTCGCGCAGTCTTTGGCAGGCAAGACCAAAGACCCGACATTCTCGATCAACGGCACACTGCAAGGCGGCGGTGATGTTCCTCGCTCCTTCATTCTGGGCCGTACTGCGACTGCTGGCTCTCTCGTATTCGTCAACACGTGGGGGCAGGATGGTGATACACCGAATGCGTATCTGACGCAGGTTATCGCGGTCTCGGACATGCCGGTTCGTGGGGTAGTTGAGTTTTGGGCAAATGGCGAGCGTATGACACTTGGCGCCCTTACCGAGCGCGGTTATGCGATCAACGAGTATCCAGACAGCCTTTGGTTCAAGTTCTACGACGGCACCCAGACGACTGCCGACAGCTTCCTGTTTACGTCAGTATCGAACGGCAACAGATGGTGGAACCCTGACCGAATTGGGCGCGGCGTTGCCTATGCCATTGTCACGGCGCGCGTTTCCAAGAACATGTTCTCCGGCATACCGTCCTTCAAGTTCGTGCTTGAGGGAATGCGCCTCTACGATCCATCTCGCGACAGCACCGTTGGCGGTGTAGGTGGCCAGCGTTATGCCGATCCGGCGACGTGGGGCGGCGACGGCGACTTTCTGCCGGCGGTGCAGATCTACAATCTGCTGCGCGGCATCAGCTACAACGGCCAGTGGTTTTACGGCCTGCAGAACATGTCGGCGGCCCGCCTCCCTGCTTTGGCGTGGATTGCGCAGATCGAGAAGCACCGCGCCGGTACGCTAGAATCCACTGGATGGGTAAACACCTACCGAAGCGGCGGCGAAGTCCAGGTCGAGGCTCCGCTGACGTCTGCCGTTGAGGCGCTGCTCACGGCCTGCCAAGGCAAGATTTCGGAAGTTGGTGGCGTCTACTACCTGCATTCTGGTGCTCCGGATGCTCCGGTTATCGCATTCACCGACGACGATATCCTGTCCACTGAAGAGCAGGAGTTCACGCCGTTCCTTGGATTGGCCGACACCATCAACGGTGTTTCGGCAAACTATCCTTCTCCGCAAGACGGCTGGGTATCAAAGACTGCGCCGCCGCTCTATCGGACTGACCTTGAAGCGATCGACGGCAATCGTCGTCTGATGGCCGACGTCGATCTGAACTTCGTTCCCTATGCGGAGCAGGTGCAGCGGCTAATGAGGTCGGCGCTAGAAGAGGCCAGGCGTTTCCGGAGGCACACGATTGTTCTGCCTCCACGCTTCTGGGCCTACGCGACACCGGGTACGGTGTTCTCGTGGACTTCTGAGCGTAACGGTTACATCGCGAAACTGATGCGCCTCGACGGTGTGGCGGATCGCGCCAACCTCGATGTCATGGTCGACATTACTGAGGTTGATCCGGCTGACTACGATTGGAATACGGGTGCCGATTTCCAGCCTCCCGTTGACGGGCGTCATTCGTCCGACGCCGCAGCCAATCGTGGACTGGTTTGCAGAACCGGCCACCATCAAGGACGCGGCTGGTGATGATCGCAGACCGGCGATCCGGTTGACCTGGGACAATACTGATGGGCGCCTCGATGATGTGATTGGCATCGAATACGAGGTCAGACTACAGGCGTCGCTGGAGAAGGTGTCTGAAGGCCGAACGGACCAACCACAAGTCGGCTCAATGCTGATCTCGCAGAGCCTTTTGCCGAACGAAAGCTACGTTGTTCGCGGGCGTTACATTCCCGGTGGCGATAGGCCTGTTCTTTGGTCTGGATTTATCCCGGTCATCACGCCTAACATTCTGCTTTCTGACAAGGATGTTTTCGTCGATATCGATCTCACCGGCATAGGTGAGGCTCTTGGCTGGCTTCGCAACAGCACCAGAACCGCACAGGACGCCATTGACGGCCTGATAGCCGCTCAAATGGAAATGGCGACGGTTGCCTACAAGGACACCCGAAATCTCGCCAGAGAGCTTTCTGTCGAGCTAGGCGCGGCCCGAGCTGAATATCGCGAGGATATCCAGCTAGCCGTTAATGAAACGATGGCCGTAGCCGGAAAGGTCGAAACACTTACGGCTGCACTGGGCGGAAATAGTGCTTCAGTCAATATATCCAGCTAGCCGTTAATGAAACGATGGCCGTAGCCGGAAAGGTCGAAACACTTACGGCTGCACTGGGCGGAAATAGTGCTTCAGTCAATATCGCCTTCGCGGCTTTAGCCACACCGGCAGGCTATGCGGCTCGATACGGCGTGACGGCAGCTGTCAACGACGGTCAATATCGTTCTGCAGCACTATTGTTGGATGTTCCCGCGAACCCGTCCAGCCCAACACGTTTGGTTGGCTTCGCTGACCAATTCGTCATTGCCAGCGGCGATATGTCGGTCATAAAGCAGCCATTCGTTGTTCAGGACGGAGTGCTCTACGCTAACGACATCAGGGTCAACAAGCTGTCGGCATTCACTTCGGTACTGGGGAACGTCAACATTGAGGAGGCCTATATCGGCAACCTTCAGGTTGGAACGTCGAATATTGCTTCTGGTGCTATTTCAGATGCGTTTGAAGTTTCGCAGTCTGGCAGNAACATTGAGGAGGCCTATATCGGCAACCTTCAGGTTGGAACGTCGAATATTGCTTCTGGTGCTATTTCAGATGCGTTTGAAGTTTCGCAGTCTGGCAGCACGCCGCAGAGCTTGGTTGTGAACCATGGCACCGGGGCTCCGAGGATATACCTTTTTTATTCCAGCGAACTCGTCACCGCAAATAACCAGATTGGCGCGCAAATTCGCTACGACATAAACAACGATACCGACGGGGGGGTTATCGGGTCGATCGGGTCGGTAAACCCTGGCGTTAACAATGGCGATATCGTGTCAGCTTCATCTTTCCGTATTTTCGTTCCCCCTTCGGGAAGGACGCAAACCACGTTCAGAATAAGCAGGTTCGCACCGGTGAACCTATCAACCTCAGCCCGCCTCATCGCCATGGTTCTTCGGCGCTAGTCACAAGGAAATCCCATGACAACCGGCAGTCAGNGATCGGGTCGGTAAACCCTGGCGTTAACAATGGCGATATCGTGTCAGCTTCATCTTTCCGTATTTTCGTTCCCCCTTCGGGAAGGACGCAAACCACGTTCAGAATAAGCAGGTTCGCACCGGTGAACCTATCAACCTCAGCCCGCCTCATCGCCATGGTTCTTCGGCGCTAGTCACAAGGAAATCCCATGACAACCGGCAGTCAGATGCAGGTCGACGCTCTCGTCGCCTTGCATGAAGCAGAAGTGCGCGAAGGCTTTTTGAAGCAGCGCACTCTGCTTTTATCCCAGCATCTTTCGATGCAGAAACAAGAAAACCAGATCCTTCTCGACAAGATCAACGGTCTTGAGGCCGATCTGCGCGTTGCAAAAGGCGAAGGCGAGACCAACGACGGAGCATCCCAATAATGGCGAACACCACATGGTACGGCGACGGCACGACAACCGTCGCTGTCGGCTCGCGCACGGTTACCGGTATCGGGACCGGCTGGTTGACAGAAGTTGCCGGACTGACGCCGATCAAGGCTGGCGACAAATACGGCATCCACGTTGGCCGCCCGATCGTCATCGAGCAGATCATCAGCGATACGGAATTGCTGCTTGCCGACGACTGGCCCGGTCCTGCCCAGACGGACGCGCCTTACAAGGTCGAGTTGACCTCGCCGACGATCGCGGCTGTTGAGGCCATGCGTCGGCTGCTGGCCAGTTTAAGCAATGGCAACCTTGAGGGTTTGTCGGAGATCACTGTCGGTACGGATGATATTCCGATTGGTATCGGTCCGGGCGTATTCAGTACGATCAATAAAGCGGCACTGGTTCAGGGCGTCGAGTACGATGCGTTCGTGGCCAACCTTGCGGGTAGGGCGGCGTACAATGGCGCTGCGGCTGGTTTCGCTGTGCTCGTCATCGACATCGGTGACGGCCGATCTGCGCTCTATTTCAAGAACTCGGCAACGTCGGGTGACTGGAGCGCGCCTTCGTATGTGACTGGGCCTGTTGGTCCTGCTGGCATCAACCAGCGCGGCAACTACAGCGCAGGGACCGCTTACGCGATTCGCGATATCGTGCAGTACGGTGGCTCTACATGGATCGCCAAGGTTGCCACGACCGGTAACGCGCCGCCGACGCTTCCGACGACCGAGAACACGCAGTGGCTCTTGTTCGCCCGTTCTGGAACCGCTGGCGTTGTCGATCGCGGCACCTACAGCGGCGCGACGGCCTATGAGGCGAACGATATCGTTCTCAACAATGGCTCAACATGGCTTGCGCTTCAGGCGACCACGGGTAACGCGCCGCCAGTGCTGCCGACTGAAAGCAACGCCTACTGGCGCTTGCTGGCTCGCAAGGGCACGGATGGTTCTGGTACGGGTGATGTTGTTGGGCCCGCCGGTGGCGTTGCGATCAATGACTTGGCGGTCTTTGCTGACACTACCGGCAATCTTCTCAAGAAGGCGCCTAACAATGTGGTTGGCAATGCACTTTTGTCGCAGCTCGCTGCGCCTGCGATTAAAGGGCGGCTAACGGCGGGAACTGGGAATGTCGAAGATTTGACGCCTGCGCAGGCACGTCAGGTCTTGGGTGGGTGGGAGTTTATAGGCTCCTATAATATCGCCGGTTTGAGTGTTTTGGACATTACCAATCTTGGAGCATACAGAACGCTTCGAGTTAACGGCGTAGGCGTTTTCAACGCCAATAACGATATGAATATCCGGTTCTCGGAAAACAACGGCTCCACCTTCGGATCAGATAGCGATGAGTTTCTTTACACGTTCATAGGCACGAGAGCGCCTAATTCTGGAAGTGGAGCCGTTGGTGAAACAACTGACGGATTAAGTTCTAGCAACTTCTTCCTTTATCATGGAGGAAATACTGGATATCCGACTTTGGCGGAGTGCGTAATCTACGAATTTAACCAGGTTAGAAATGCTGGAACTTTTGTGAGCAGCAGGCTTAGCACTTCAACCGATAGGTATGTTCGCATGATAGGTGCGGCGCACAAGCGCGCAACCGCTCAAAATGCTCTTAGATTTTATCTAAATGGAACCACAGCCCAGTCTGGAACGATTTATCTTGAAGGAATTCGCGGATGAATATTGCGATATTCAACGCCGAAACAGGCGAAGCAACTGAACGCCCGATGACGGCCGACGAGATTGCCGAAATTGGGATACCCCCTGAACCAATTCCCCCTACCATCACCGACTACGAAAACGCCATTCAAGACCTCGTTGACAGCACCGCTCGTGAGCGTCAGTTCCGCGATGGTGTGACGTTGGCGTCTTATCTCGGATCAACAAAGTCGAAATGGGCGGCAGAAGCGCAAGCCTTCGTCGCGTGGCGGGATAACGTCTGGTTCTATGCTTACGGTGAGCTTGCAAAAGTGCAGGCAGGCCAGCGGCCACAGCCTACCGTCGAACAGTTCCTTGGCGAGATCGCCCCCATCGCTTGGCCGGTAGCGTAACCCGGCGACTATAAAAACTATCAGGAGAACTTCGATGACGGCTGTAACTGCCGCGCAGGTGCGTGCGGCTGCGAAAACGCGCGTGAATGAAAGCAACCTCAACTCGGTAATGATGGCGCTCAGCAAGTACGGGTCTGAATTCGGCCTTGATCTGCCTCACCGCGTCGTCGCTTTCCTCGCGCAGCTGATGCACGAAAGCGGTTCGTTCAAGTACGATCGCGAGATCTGGGGGCCGACGCCGGCACAGGAGCGATATGATACCCGCTCCGACCTCGGCAATACGCCTGCAAAAGATGGGGACGGTTTCAAGAACCGTGGTCGCGGACCTATCCAGGTGACAGGCGGATACAACATCCGTGCCTTTCACGAATGGTGCAAACGGAAGGACCTCAATCCGACCGACTTCGTTTCCAATCCGGATCTCATCAACACAGATCCGTGGGAGGGTCTTTCTGCCATCTGGTACTGGGATGAAGGTAACCCCGATCGCAAGAGCCTCAACCGCTATGCCGACCGTAACGATGCGGAGATGATCACGCGCCGCATCAATGGCGGCCTGAACGGTTTCGCCGATCGGCTCGACTATTATACCCGCCTCGGCCTTGTGGTGCTTGGCTTTGATGTCAAGGACATTCGAGGGTTTCAGGGGGCCGCAAAGCGAGCAGGGAAGTACGCCGGCAATCTGGATGGTCTCGACGGCCCGCAGACGCGTGCTGCCATTCATCTGACGCTGGTCGACCTCGCGTCGAAAGCGCAGGTCGCGCAAGCTCAGATCAAGGCGGCTCCGGTGACTGAAGAGAAGCCTGTGGCTGTCACGCCACCCAGCCTCGATGCGCCCTGGTGGAAATCGAAAGAAGTTATCGTGCCTGTCGTGACAGGGAGCGGCCTCTCTTCCGGTCTGGCTGCTGTTGGCTCAATGCCGTGGCAAAATCTTGCCCTTGTGCTTCTGGCTTTCGCTCTGGCCGCCGCATTCCTCCTCTGGCGCAAGAAGTCTGACGCAAAGGCGGTGTCTGACCAGGTGCGGGAGATGGCCTGATGTGGAAGCTTATTCCCAACTGGCTCAAGATCGGGGCGGCGGCTGTTGTTGGCGCTGCCTTGCTTTCCATTACGTCGTTTCAGATCGGAAAGCGCGAGGGCAAATCAGTCACCCAGATCGAGGCGGCAAAAGCTGCCATTGAGCGCATCAACACGATGGAGAAAAACAATGCCTCCTTCCGTAATATGTCGGATCGTCATCGTTGTCTTGCTTTCATGCGCGATAGCGGCTTGCCAGACAGCGCCTGCGACTAACGGATCTGGCTATCAGCGCGTTCAGTTCTCGGACGCAGAGGCCGCACGTCTCGCTTCACAGGATCCGACAGCCGGTCCCGCAATATACTCCAACAATCGCCAGTGCAGCCAAGACGCTGCTTGCCGGAAATGACAGCGGGGGCGACAATGGAAAGCGGATATCAGGGCACGGGAATGTGGGTGCGAATCCAGCACCGCTTCGGCCCACGCATGATGGAATGGTTCATGGCTGGGCATCTCATCGCCTTCGGCTGGGTTCTTCTCCTTCCATCGCAAACCTTCAATCAACCGGCGTTTATGGGCTTTAACGAGATCGTGCCGTCGGAGGATTTTCTTGGCTGGATCATGTTTGTCGTCGGGTGCTTGCGTATCATTGGCCTCGTCATCAATGGCGCCAGGAAGAACGTCACACCACAGATACGGCAATTCTCGGCAGCAGCCGGGTGCATGATCTGGTCAGGCATAGCATACGCTTTTGCATCTTCCGGAGTCATCAGTACGTGGATTGCCATCTATCCGCTCTTCGCCATTGGAGAGCTGATCAACATCCACCGCGCGGCGCATGATCAGGGAGAAGCTCGCAATGGAAAAACTGGCTGATCTTCCGCCTCTGGCGCTTGTTGTGTTTGGTGTGACGCTGGCTGTGATTTTTGCCGTGAGGCACTTTGGGCTTTCTGCTGGTGCGAACACTTCTCCACAAAGAAGTCAGGCCTCTGCGCAGGTTGCTGCCGTCATCGTCGATCCCACTGCACTTAATAATGCCGCCGAGGCGGTCAGGGCGCATACGGCTGAAGCCATCAATATGCGAAAGTCGTTTGAGCGCGGGACGGACAAGATCTGCGATGCCATTGATCGACTGAGTGACCAAGTCGATGATCTCCAAAAGGAGATGATCCGCCGAGGCGGGTAAAAAGAAACCCGCCAGCAGCCTCGTACTGCTGGCGGGTTTGCTATTTGCTCAATTCACAGAGAGCGCGGCGTTAAACCACGCTTATTCTATCGATACAAGCGTGTCTGATCTTGCCCGATGAGACAAAAGTCGAGTGACACGCCACATTGTAATCCCTCGCCGTTCTCGAAGCTTCCCAAGCTGAATATCGGTGGGAAGCTTCGCACCCCAGTGTGAGGTGGCTACGAGGCCTTGAACATATCCCGCTGTGGATAGTGTTCCCAACAATGCCAAGATGACCTCTCGGCCTTGGACCGACTGAAACCAAAGCCTCCCCACTTCTTGCAACCGGGATGCTCGCACCAGTGGTTCTCATGGATGCCGTCTCCGGCTTTCGTCTGGTCGCTCATTGATGGATATCCAGTTCCCGCAGTTTCCAGCCTCCCGGGGGTGGCGAGGCCTGTAGCTTTGTGGCGCGCTGTGTGAGCTTTGCAGAGGCAATTATCTTTGCCTCACGTTTCGATGTCGCTTGAACGTTGATAACCCACCGGCCGGATTGAAATCGATATGTCTTTGGCTTAGCGCTGTCGACGAATTGACATCCTGCGACAAAAGCAAGGCGCATCCGGGCTTTGTCCTGGTCGGTTGCGCCCCTCGCTGTCTTCCACCAATTTTCAAAATTTTGATCGATCTCACTCTTAAGCATGTTCTTATTATGTTCTTGCGCGAGTGAGAGTCAATCTGGTTAGCCAGACCTTGCGGAACACATCGTGAAATTATGTGGCTAACCGATCAGTTAACCAATTGAAAAAGCCTTCTTTTGCTAGTCTCTCCGGGACTGCGGTGCATATTACCCTTAAACTCGCTATCGAGACGATCGCAGAGCGGCCTCAATATAGTTGCTCTTAATCATATAGGCCTCACTCGCGCCAGCTCGGCATATCATCCCCGCGAAGAACGCCATTGCCTTGTCATTCACAAATTGCACAGAAAACGCTGAGCCTCCGCTTAACCCGTTTGGGTTGAAATTCAACGGCCCCTCCGCCGTTCTTAGAACAAGCACTGCGCGATCGTTCGAGGGCCTTTCCAGCTGATAAATAACCTTGACTTTGACCAAACCAAGCCGACTTTCCTCCTCGCCAAGGTGGTATTCTTGATGCTCAAAAGAGAAGCCAGCCACCTGCAAAAATGCAGTGTGAGTACTTGGGGCATTGGGAGGAATGGCTCTGAAATTAAAAAATAGAGATTGAAGGGAAGGCGTCCCTTTGACGGATTCAGTGAAGTCAAAAGCAATTATATCGTTGGCCTCCGATACATTATCCTGAGCAAATTGCAGGACGCCTGAAGCCGTTATGACGACAGCTTCATCGGAAGCAAATATCCCAATCCGACTGAGATCCACATCTTTGACCTGATGATAGCAGCAAACCATGTAGAGCCGCCCGCTATAACATAGCAAGGTTCCAGAGCCACAAAGAGTTACCGGGTAGGTGGGGTCGTCATTCACAGCCACCACGCAAACCGTGTATCGAGAAAGCACCGCTTGAATGTTCTGGAGGGCCACGCTGAGACCGTTAACAAGAACGTAAGGGCGCGGTTTGAGATGATGAAAATTTAAAGGCAAAGCAGTCCTCTTCATCAATCTCCCCTCGCATTAGGTGAGGGGCGCGTCATGGGTTTCTCAATGAAAACAACGGCGCTCACAGGGTAGTCGGTGAGGGATCGTCAGATTGTGTTCCATGAAAATTAATGATGTTTATCAACGTCTTACATCATTAATCATCATGATTTTTGGTGTCCACGAGAGGATTCGAACCTCCGACCCCAGGATTCATACCACTTCGGCTTTAGCCGCCGCCCATCTCCATTGGATAGGACGTTCGTGGTCTGGACTGTCCCTTCACCGTGAGCCTTTCGGCTTTTAGGTGCTGCCCATCCAGTCTCTACACCTTCACCGGATTTCTCCGGAGCTTGGCTCGGGATTGGCATGCTGGAAGACCAGCGAAGCTTTCCCCGACTTTGAGCAGATCGATTGCGTCGTTTCCGGGCGCAACCCCCAATTTGTCTTAGGAATCCTGTGCTCTATCCTGCTGAGCTACGTGGACACTGAATTGCTCTTTAACCTGCCGTAGCCGGCGGATCAACCGCGTTCTTTATCGCGGTCGATCTGTTCCTCTGCTTTCTTTGCGTCCCGGCAG